CTAAAACGCATACTCCCCGCTCAATAAAACCATCTAAATTTTCATTTGTTGCTAACTTGTATCCACGATAAGGAAAACCAATCAGTTCTTCCAGTACTGAGGCATTGGCTTTCAACGCCTCACTTAATTCCATCTTTTCCATAATATTTTTTATTTACCAGTTTCAGTTTCCAAATTGTTTTTCTTATAATCCTGCCATGAGTCGGCAAGCTGCCCCACCGAAGCGGAAGTGTAGAGGTCAAGTATATGAATCTCGTCATCGGCAAGCTCCACAAGCTCGTTCCGATAGATCTTCTCCGCAAGCACGTGCGCCGGAAGACCGGGCACGTTCCTGTAAATGCCGTCAGCAATATCCTTACGGATATCCGCTATCACCATATCCTGTCTGTCTATCCCCGTGAACAGGGGAAATTTTGTAAAATCAACTTTCATAATATTCTTAATTAAATACTGTTATCCGCAATAAAACATAACCCAATAATTGCCCATACATTTAACGAATCCGGACGCATAATCCAGATCAATGGAGGACATCTCTTTTCCTCCGGGGGCAGGCAGGATGCGCCCGCCTGTCAGTCTTACCCCGCCGCTCATACGTTTGAAGTATATGGTATGTCCCGGAACATCCGGAGGAAGTGTCACTTCTATATTACCCGTATTAATAAACATCACATTGTCATCATTGTTATTCAGGGAAGTGCTGACGGATATGTTCCTCCAGTTCCCCACTATGCCATGAAGAGACACATAACTGTCATTGTTCGGATGAAGGAAAATGTTACCCCCCTCCACGAACAGAGGAATGCTCAGGGTCTTGATGTGCATCCCGATCATGGCATTCGGACTCTGTATGTCAATTCCGGTATCATACGATATCCCTTCGATTGTGACAAATTTCGTGTTCCCTCCGATTTTTACACGTGCAAATGTCCTTTCGTTATAAAACTCTATCTGTCCGGCAGACAGGTTGAAACCGACATGGGAATCCGTCCCCTCATAAAGAGTTTTTGAGGACAACATACCGGAATCTATGGAAAACGGACCGATACGTCCGCTATCCGCCGTGATTTTTCCGCTGATGTCCACATTGACCGCCCTGATACCGTCCGCATCAATCATGGACGCCTTGATCTTCTCGGTCAACAACAGCTTGGTGGCGATAAAAGTCCAGCTCTGTGCTACTTCCCAGTATTTTATTTTTCCCGAAGCCACATTCTGTTTGGGGGTTTCCGTCGAAACCGACGTATGCGAACGGATGCACAGGTACAGCAGGTTGTCATAAAGTACAATGTCGTAAAACTGCTGCCCTTGCTTGCCCTCCAGGTAAGACACAGACGCCCCCCATACACGCATACGCATGCGCGCTCCCTTATCTCCCTTGTCACCTTTTGGAGCAAAACTGACCTGTCCGGTTCTAGTCACCAACGGCATATCACCTCCTTATTCCTTGGTTGTGATGGTCCATGCCACGTTGCCTCCTGCCTGCTGGCACATGTCCCAAGTACACGTGCCGGAAGTGGCTGCTGTACCGGAAGTAGACGGGTTAAGGACTACTCCTGCACTGTCCATGAACACGAAATAGAAAGTCATGCCCTTGTACTTGGTGGTACTCCCACGCTTGACCAGAATGGGCTTATAGACCACCGTGTCACCACTTTCCCGGATGGTCTCGTCCTCGGGCGTGGGATTCAGGATCAAATCAAACGGATCGGACGCATCCATTACGGACTGCGTGTCCTGACCGATGAGCTTGCCGCCCTGGTACACCTCCACTCTGAACACACCTGTCGTGTCAACCATATCGTTGGTGACGGTCAATGTCTGTGTGGTCTTTCCGCTCAGCACGCTCCACGCACCGTTGACCTGGTTGTACCACTTGTACGCCAGTCCGGTAGTGATCTCGTCACTGCCCATGCGCGCTACGGCTTTCAGAATGCAGCTCTGCCCTTTGTCCCGAAGGGTAAAATACTTGTTGTCACCGGCAATGATCGTCACATGCTTTTGGTTTCCGACCCCCTTGGTGATGGGGATGCTATAGACGAACTGGACGGTGTCGCTGGTATTCCCAACGGTCACGGTGGCTTCACCCTTGATGGTACAAGAGGCCGCTCCGCTCGCCTTGACCAGATTCTTGACGATCTGCAATCCGTAGTAATCCGTCGTACCGGGCTGGTAAGGGATAAACTTGAAATGTCCCGTCTCACCGCCAAACGTGTTGGTGGAGACATTGCCCGAGAACTTGATCTCGACATCATTGAAATACCATTTCATGGAGGAAGGAACCACCAGCCCTTCCGCCACCCGCGAAGAGGTGAGAATGAAGGACAAGACGGGCTTGAGCGAAGCGAAATCCGGTGCGATGTTCGTCGGCGCGGACGCTTCGCCCATATACTCCTGATACAGATCTCCCTGGTTACACTGGATGGCAGGCATGTATACGCCGCCCTTTTGCGAAAATATGACCTGTCCGGTCGCGCTGGCCAAACTCATGACGCTCCTCCTTCCCCGGTCGTTTCCGTACTATCCGTGCCTTCGGAGCTTTCGGTGTTGTCCTCCCCCCAAGAGGCAGGTGTGAATACTTCGACGGGATGGTCCGTACCGTCTATCTCTTCTTTCGCCGCCTGCGGGGTCAGGCAGATGCCGCCCGCTTCCTTGGCCCTGTCAAATACCGTGTCGCCGGGGAAACGTGCCACGTCCGCCTGCCACAATAATACATTGCCATCCGCTGTCCTGTTGCGGATATCGGTCAGATGCAACCGGTCGGCAACCTCCTTCGTTACTTTAATGTAAAATGCCATAATTCTATTGTTTTTAATGTTATCCAAATTTTCTTACTACTACCGCCTTGCCCCCCTGTGTGAGCACCTTGCCGCCTTGTGTCAGCGCCACGTAAGGGCCTCTGTCCTCCACCTCCAGCTTTAACATCATGTCGTTGCTGAAAGGTATCCTGGGAGAGTATCCGTCGGCAACCTTGGCATATCCGGCATCTCCGCTCTTCTTGACGTACCAGTGGCAGTTAAACATGGCGGATGGATTCGGGATAACCCCCATGGTATCCCGAATGACGGGTCTGGGAAAGATGGCGTAAGTCCCATCCGGAACACCCGTAGGTACGCCCTCCCAGTCGGCTTCAATCTTCGGAATCCTGCGGCGTATCACCGTAGAGACTGCCGGGTCCGATGTGCCCGGGGTTGATGCCGGAGTCCCGGAAGCCGCATAGGTGGCTTTGCAGACAATCGTGATGTCATCACCTATATAATTGCGGTCAATCTTATATACATTCTTGTTCAGTGATACAAACTCCCAGTCGTTGTCACCCGCTCCTGTGGTTATCGCCTCCAGCGCTCCCGTAGACAACAGACGGTACCAGAAGAACTTGCATTTGCCCGTAGCCGTCACGTCCGTGTCGCCTACCATCAGTTTAGCCGTGATGGTCTGTGCGGTGATGTCACGCACCGGGTTCCAGTCCAGCGTGGACGGGCTGTCTATCGTCAATACGGGGATCGCATCCGTACCGTCAACCGCGCGGACAAGACGGCTCATCTGAAAAGTAAACAGCTGTCCGGTACGTGTGTCGGCATATTCCGCGTAAAACTCCAGCGTGACGGGTTTTAGGACGGTGACATTTTTTTTCATTGTGATCTGTCCCTTGCTGTCACCGGACTCCGTAATGCTGTAGCCTGTGTTTGTCGATGTGATAAGTGTGCGTGTGGTTCCGATGCGCTCGTACCACTTCATGTTGGTCAGCCTGGAGTTGACCGCCCCGATTTTAGTCACCGCTTCCGGATCGGTGGCGTTGCACCGCGGAAACAGGACCAGCGGTGTCAGCGTATAGTCCGGAGTGTATTCAGCTTTGTCAGCCTGGTAGACCTGCATGTCCGGCACGCTGCCCACCACCTCGATGTTACAACTGGTTTGTAACAGCCGGTAGTTGATTTCTATTTTTCGTTGCTTTGTTGCCATTGTATAAAACCATTTTAAAATGTTACAAAATTCTCCGCCACTTCAAACTGCTGCCCGTCACGCAATAACGCCTGTGCTTTAAACGTACACACCCGCATGTTGGTATAATTCGGTCCGAGATCATCTATCGTCAGAGGAAGATTTTTCCCAGCGCCGGCACGCTTCACCGCCCATGCGTTATCTTCTGATACATTCCCGGTATCACGCGTCCAGCTCACATCAGCGTCAAGTATATGATCTGTCACGTCACGGTTGTACAGCTTGCCGGTAATATATAGCGTTGTGGAAAAAGTCTCGATATCAAAATACCACCCCTTTGTGCTGCCGATCTCTATCGTAAATTCCGGGTTCCCTTCCAGCATCGCCCATCCGGCCGCCGCATATTGCGGTTCGTCGGCTGTTCCCGTCATCAGGCACTTCCATTTGCAGCCGTAGTGCCAAACCGTGTCCGCCCGCTCCTGCGTATTGGTGTAAGGATTGTCAGAGGACGCGACTTCGGCCGACCAAAAGCCACGGTCCACCAGTTCCTGTACGGGCAGTCCCTGCCAGTCCACACGGTAAAGTTCACCGAAGATGCCGGCACGGGCGAATATGTACGAGTGCTTATAGTTGACGGGGAGATTGTCAAACAAATCCAAATTGGGCAAACGCCCCAATATCATGTAATAGTTGTTCTGTTCCAAGACAGGCTTCGTTACTCCTTCCAGCCAGACAAGACATTTATCCGTGGTGGCGGACAAATACCAGTAGCTTTGCCTGTCCTCATTGAAGGCGTTTCCTCTTCTGGTAATGATCGTCAACTCTGTGGGAGGATAGTTTTTACCGCCCGGCACCTCACTGTCCGGGTATGACAACACCGAGATGGAGTTGGCCGGGACATTCTTGGACAGCACGCGCATCCACGAGGCGTAATACTCCCCCGTTGAAAAGAGGTTGTTTACAATCCCGTACACTATATCACCCTCCTGGAATGCGGTGAAGTCATTCTCCCAGCGCTTGCGCAATTTCAGGGTATAAGTTCCGTCGCTCTCTAAAGCCACGGACTCAATGACTCCGTTCTCGGAATATGAGGTGTCGCCTTCCTGTGCGTTCAGACGGTTATAGATGATTTCCTTGAACACTGCGGAGCCGCGTACCTCAAGACGCTCGAACTGACCGCGCCCGTCAGGATAGATACCGGCACCTTTACCGGCAATCATGGAGTCGATGAACTTGCCGAACTTCAATAAGAAATTTGTTCCGTCCGCTTGATCCTTACGAAGGAACATTACTAAGGAGCGCAATGCGGAATACACGTTACTATCCGTGGCCGGTGTAGAGTCATTCCTTCTTATCACATACACACCGCTGCCACCATCGCCCGTATAGGTCTGTCCCTTTAGGGTAAGGCTCTCAACCTTTTCCTCCAGCTCCCCGATACGAGAATAGGCGGCGGTTTCCCCGACAGTATATATAGGGGAATCATAAGCTAAATCAAGATTGAATTCAAATCCGATAACCCTTGACTGCCTTCCGTTCTCGAAATAAGCCTTGTTGATAAGGTTGACCTTTTGACCGATGCTGTAGAGGTTGTGAATGCCATCCTCACGGTATGCGTCATTTGACATCATCGTGCAGCCATAGGTACTCGGGTCTATCTTGGATTTGGCAGCGTACTTTTCAGTCTTTTCCTTCAGCTCCTGCTCGGCGGCACCCACAAGCCCAAGTTCGGTTATTTTCGTGCTGTCCCAGCCGGAAAGCACATATTCATCTCCATCCTGGGGAAAGAGCACATCACCGGGAAGCGGTCTGCCATAGTCCTCATTCCTGACTATCTCCCAAAGCTGTGCCTCAGGGTTCCATCCGCCATCCTCCAATATCTCCGGCTTTCCCTCAGGATTGAACTTCACGGCAAACTCCAAACCGTTGAGAAGTCCGGACGCGAAACGTATCCTCAGCTCCTGACCGGGGAGGATATATTTCTCGGAAAAGTTAACACCCGTGTCCCTAAAGCGGTAGGCATTCCATTTTTCCTCGGTGGTTGTGCCGTCCTCATTCTCCACCTTGTCCGTCACTTCGATAGTGGTGACATCCGACATGATGCCCGTTCTTCGGGGATAGACTTCATCGAAGATAACCACCTGCTCGACGGCTTCCTCGGTGGTCATATCAGGATAAGCGTCAATGTAAGGAGTGCCTTCGGGCAACATTAAGCGTTTTTGCACCACGCCGTTCACAACCACGGTCTCGTCAACCGGACGGTAGTCAGATGGGATATTCTTTGTTGAACCAAAAGCGTAGATACGGGTGGCATAAGTGGACCGGGATTCTGACTGTGACATTTCCTGCACGTTTTTCCCGATTTCGAAATCCACCGCATCGCCGGACTCACAACGTCCGAAATGGATGATGTTTTCAGTCACCCAACATTCGCAATCCCATTTCTTCGCCATCTCAAAACAAGCGTCAAGGATGTTGATGTTATCGTAACTCATCAACTGGGACTTGTTTTCGACTGTGGAATCAATGGAGAAAACAAAATCCTGTCCTTTGTATGTGTAACCAAGAGCTTTCAAATTTCTAAGGACTATACCGGCTTGTACGTCAAGCGGGGCGGTCAGGTTCCAGGACGCTTCCTGTCCGGTCGTCTCCGGGGTATATTTGAAGATTTTGTTTTTCCATTTCCAGTAATAGGCATCAAGTCTTAATTCGTAATCGTAGCCGGCGGTATTGGTGTTGAATGCGGGCTTCTGCAAGTCGCACACCTCGAACAATCCGAAGTTACATTCCACGTATGAGCCAAGTTTGAAATATATGGGATTCTCTAAGGAGAACTTTAACATGATGTAGTCCTCCTTCATCAGAGTGAACTTACGCTTGCAGCCTTCATTGATCAAAGTTGTAAGCAGGATAGCACCGGATATGTCTTTGATGTCGATTTGTTCCATGTCTTCAAAGTTCGGGGATAAAAAAAAGAGTGCCCAATTTTGAGCACTCACATACACGACAATAAAACCAATGTCGTGAATTAGCTTCTGTTTGCCGGATTTGGCTCGTTAAACTTGGCTGAAATTTTTCCGAAAGTTCGGTCTAAACTCTGTGCGTAAGTGACACTCTTGCCAGTATAAATAAGATGGTAAACCTCGCTACTATTAGCAGGAATCTGAATATCAACCACACCTTTATACAGCTCATCAAAGAAAGCTTTCTTCTTTGCTTGATAATCAGACTGAGAATTACTCTCGATAGTGAACGAAAGAGTTATTTCCCTCTCATCGACTTTAGGATTATTGATTATTACCCGTTTCCCATGTTCAAGTCGGCTTTTGTTCTCAATAAAATCCTTCATGGGAGCAGATGCCCCAATAACATCAAGAAACCCCTCTCCCATTCTCACACCCCATGTGGCAAACGCATCTTTTTCATTAATCAGTAAATCTGTCATAGCTTATAATTTTGATGTATTCTTCTTCACTTCTGCTATATCTGCTTTGATATCTTTTAAGTATTTAGCCGAATTACCTGTATTCTCCGAAATCTGTACCAATTCAAGATAGGATTGTGCTATCAAATTCCTCGTATCATCAGCGATGTTCCTCGTTTCTGTATTCATGGAAAGGATAGCATCTGCTCTTGCAGTTAACAGATTAAGAGATTGAGTTTGAGCGATATTCTGAGTTTTTATCTCTTCACCTGCAATCTGTAAAGCAGTAAACCTGCCGTTTAATTCTTCGCCTGTATCTTGCGACATAGCTTGAAATCCTTTACTTGTAGAGGATTGCGAAGTGGATTCAGACTCCCATCCAAACATATCAGCCATTGCGTCACGCTGTGCTTTCATCTCATCGGCAATCTGCTGACCTTCTTCTTTCAAAGCGTTATACTCTTGTTCAGTCACGCCATCATCCATAGCAGCATAAAACTTCTTTCGCCACTCTTCCAATCTGCCCATATAGGACTCTTTCAGCATGGAGTTAAGGATGGCATTCCTCATGTAATCTTCAAAGTTATCGGCAAAGTCAGCAGAATCCGCATCCATATCAGTTAGAAGGTCATGGAAATCGTTCCTTAATGTATCCACATCAATGAGCGTTGTGTCTGTCATTTGTTGTTCTAATACTTCTTTCACTTGAGCGACACCTTCCGCTATTTGGTTGGCATAGTTTTGAGTATCAGAATCCAACTGCGCCCAGAATATATGTGCTTCTTCCTGCAACTTGGCTAATTGTTCATCCGTCAAATCAAACAAACCAGTCATGCGACCGCCCATAGCGTTTTTGAATTGACTAACAGACATACCCAATGCTTTTGCCGCATCAGCCCATCCCGCAGCAGACATATCATCGACCTCTTTGTAACCTTTGGAATGAGATTTCCACGAAGAACCGGAATTCAAATATTGCTTACCCAATACCCTTGCGGCTTCGCTCTGTGTCTTCACCAGCTCAATGGCTCTATCGTATGCCGCCTGAGCATTATCCCCTGACAGTGATTCCGCTAATTCGAGTTGTTTATCTATTACCTTATCAAGAATGTTAATGTAAGATTGGTATGCTTCTTTCGCCTCTTCATACTTTTCTGTAGTAGTATCGCTACCAAACAAGTCAAACATCTTAGTTGTAATCTGTAAAGCAGCACCGACAATGGCGAGAATGACAGACGCTTTCTCTACTGCTTGAATGGATTTAGATGCAGCCTGCGCTGTTCCTGCCATCGCATCAGATGAACTATTTGCAAGGGTTGTAATACCATCAATCATTTGCAGGGTCGATGATGCGATACTTCCAGCAGCTGATATGATTTCACCAGCAGTGCCACCTACCGTTTTGCCAATCTCATCAAATTCTTTCTCTACCTTTGAAAGTGTCTTATACAAATCCTGCCATTCCTTTTGACTGCGTTTATTAGGAGATGTATTGGTTTTCTCCGACTTCTCACTGATAGTATTCTTCAAAGACGTAACCTTAGCTCTCTGTCCGGCTAACTTGGGATCATTCGGGTTCAGGAACTCAGATCGTTCTAATTCTCTTTCAGCCTGTACCAACAATTCACGCAACTTCTCCAAACTAAGGTTAGCGATATTATCAGTCCACGCCTTGAATGAATCTTCACGCATGGCAAACTCATTGTCTATGGATTTTAGTGTTTCATCCCGCTGATACTCTAATTCATTTATTTGAGCATCAGAAGCTCCACCATCCTTTAGTTTCTTTCGGTCTGCATTAAACTTATCTTCTGCATTTTTTCGCTTGGTAAGATAATCCTGATACGAAGATAACAGCTTTTGATACTCTTTGACCTCCTCTTCGTGAACTTTACTCGTATCACTATCTTTCTTCTTACCTGCTAACTCCTTTCTTAAGTCAATGACTAAAGTTTGCTCTTCGGTCAGCTTTCCACCTTGAGCATCCTCCCATTCCTTGCGCTGCTTTTTGATAGCATCAGTTTCTTTCTGATAATCCAAATCTATCTGTTTCAGTTTCTTCTCCGTACCTTCTTTCATCAAACTGACCTCATCCTGCTGATTCTGACGGTGAAGTGAAAGAAGTTGCCCGTCCAGCTTTTCCTGATTTTCTTTTTGCTTTTTTGCTAGATTTTCCTGTCTGGTCAGTGCGCTTCCGGTTACTCCGCCCAGCTCCTTGTATGTCTTTTCGGATACCTCCATCTTATCTTTGGCTTCTTTCACCTGTTTCGATGTAGCCGTCTGATCTTTGATTAAGGCCTCATACCCTTTTTTCGCTTTCTCCCATTCGGCTTTAGCATTTGCCAAATCCTCCTGATATGTAGTTTCTTTTGTTTCCTGTCTGTTCTCAACTTCCAATTGGGCATTGATTTCCGACAAGACATCCTTTCTTGCGTTTGCCAATTCATTTTTCAGGTCTTCGATACGCTGTACCTGAACCTTCATTTCGGAACGGTTGTTCTCCTTCTTAGCTAAATTATAAGCCCATTCCGCACTTTTTATCTGTTGTTCCAAGGACTCGACTATAGCCTGTTTTGACTGTGTTCTAGATTTTACAACTTCTTCATTATATGCCTTCCAAAAACCAGTCAAATCCTGTATATGGCCTTTCTCATCAACATATTTCCTAAAGAGTGCTGGGTATAGTTCCTCAATATCTTTTAAAGCTTTAAGTTTAGTGGTCTCGGCTTCCACCTCGCTATTAATGGTGCTAACAAGACCTTCCAAAGTACGTTTCCGATCTTCTTCGTCCGTGTCGAGTTTTTCTATTTTCTTGTTGTACGAGTCCAAAGCACGTTCAGCAGATGTTGTGCTGTCGGATAATGCCCACATTGCAACTCCAAGTCCTACTACAGCAGTAGCCAACAACACATAAGGATTGGTAAGCATTGCAGCGTTTAAAGCTAACTGCGCTTTTCGTGCCAATAAACGGGCATTGGTAAGTCCAATCTCCACAAGAGTATGTTTACTTTCGGCAGCAGTAACAAGCATCACTGCGGTCCGGTATGTACCATAAGTAACCACTAATCCAGCCAAGATCCTACCTACTGTTTCATAATTCTGAATCAACGAAGTTGTCATTTGAATACCGTCCATGATAACACTTTCCGACTTTGTTCCCAATTCGTTAAACACGGAATCCAAAGCATCCTGCATCATAGACAACTGACCATTGATAGTCTTTGAAGCATTCTCAGACATATTATAGAACTTACCACCTGCGGAAGTTGCATCAATGAATGCCTGTTGAACCATTTCAGCGGAAACAGCACCTTTGGACATTTCATCTTTCAAAGTTGCGATAGATTTTCCGGTCTTTTCGGAGATAATCTGTAACGGGTTGAATCCAGCGTTTATCATTTGATTCAAATCCTGCCCCATAAGTTTACCCGCTGCTGACATCTGTGAAAATGCCAAAGTTAGCGAATTGAACTTACTGGATTCCCCCATAGAAATATCACTAATGGCTTTCAAGTATTTGATAGTGTCTTCTGCTTGTATGTTAAATCCAAGCATCATCTTTTCTGCTCCAATCATATCTGACATAGTAAGTGGAGAAATCTTAGCCAGCTCCTTGATTTGCGGAATCAGTTGCCCTGCCATATCCTTTCCAACCATAGTCTCAATAGCGGTCTGCATGGATTGAAATTCGCCACGAACACGAATCATACTTGACAAGAATTCTTTGATTGAATAACCTCCCAGCAGTTTCTTACCCATATTAGACATGGCTTGTTCCACCTGCTTAGTTACATCTACATTTTTTTCACCATCTTGCCGATACAAAGCATATTCATCGCGGAGCTTCTTTACTGACAAGCGGGCGTTAGCCTGTTCCTGGGTAAGGTTAAATAAAGAACTTTTTTGCTCTTTCAATTTTTCATTTGTAGACCTTATTTTAGCTTCTAAGGAAGAAGTATCACCATCCTGTTTTAATGCTTCACGATACTTGTCTTTAAGACCGGACAATTCATTTTTCAATTGTTGGATAGTTCCACGTTGAAATGTTATTTTTTCCGACAATCCATTCACGACCTGAGAAGCATCGAAGATTTTCCTTTTGAATCCCGTTTCCATCTCCGCTCCAGCTTTGGCTGCATTAGTCACCAACTCATCCAATCTTTGGTTGGATGCAGCAAGTTGGGCATTCAAAGCCTTGAAAGCAGCAGGAGACTGCGTGCCATCCATGCTCATTAACTCCTGCTTTAATTTTGCAATTTCATTACGAAGTCTTACAACTTCTTCCCAGTCACTACCTATCTTAAAATATAATTTTGACATATCTATTTCTTTTTCCTACGATTAGCCAATTCCTTACCACTGATTCTATTCACCTTCTGACCACCATATACTGCGCGTAATTTATCCCGTTGCATCATCAGCAGATTCCGATAAGGGATAATCTCAAACACTTCTGTATAACTCAGATGCAGCGTGTCAATCAAATGGGCTATCTGCCCGAAGAACGTTGTGTTTCCTACTGTTTCGGTCTTGCTGCCAGCATCGACACGTTCCTCATCGAGCTGACACACTGAAAAGCCGAAATATCCATCATAGAGAAACAGACTTCCAAGGCATCTTTGACTTCTTCAAAAGTGCCGTTCTCCAATTCTTTGACCAAACTATCATTCCCGCAGATAAAGCATGAAATACCTTTCAGCATATCTTCAGTAGCTTCAGGAAGCTCTTTAATAGCTTCCATGACATTATCTCCAGTCATGCCGATATTGGAAAAATGATGAATGGCACGACAGATAATTTTAATTGTAGGAGGTTTAATGGTATAAACCATCCCTCCTATCTCCACATTCATGAAATCCAGCCCTAACAAAGCATCAGAAACCGTTTTTGCTGCTTGATTCATATTCTTAAACTAAAAGGGGGAATGGTATATATCCATCCCCCGGTTATCACTCTTGTGCTTTTACCAATGTTATCTCTTTTTTAAGAGTGGTATCAACTTCAGAAGGAGTGGTTTTAATATCTCCTGACTGAGTGACGTACCCCACTTTCGACACTTCATAGTGAACGGTAGCCCCAGCATTCACCTGCTTTGACTTGACCGTTGCACCGTCCAGCTTTACGGTCGCATCGGAAGGAGTAGGTACAATGGTTACTGTAGTTCATGCCTGCAAAGCTTTAATCTGCCCTTCTTCATAGTTATACTCAGAAGAAACACCTTCGATTCCCGGTTCCTGCACCAAGCCTTTTACAGCGATTGCAATTGCCTTATCCGTATTGGCTTCACGGGAAACAATACGGCATTTTGGGAAGATGAACCAGACATCATCATCGGTCAGACAGAACAATGCTTTGTTGATAATAACTTTATCCAAAGCACGCTTCCAACCTACATCTTTAGATGTTGCCTGAATAACATCGCCACCCATGAACGCTTTCTTGGTCTTCCAGTCATATTGTCCGATAGAGAAAGCGGGCGATACTTCTCCCGGCACATCATCGTAACGGTAATTCTTTCCCGTTAATTGGTTCTTGTACCCAGTGACGGAGGCTTCCGTTTCCTCAATCTGCCACGTTTCCCCGTGTACATTCAAAACCTCATCTTTCGCTTTGATAGCGGCTTGAATCAAAGTCTTTGCGATTTCGGGGGTAATGTCTGCCGTTACCTTATCAATATCGGCAAACAAGATTCTTTTTATTCCTACTGCTGAAATCATAATCTTATAGTTTTACATTTATTACTTCAAATAAAATTCTCACATTCACGTAATGGCATTTCAAAGCTGCATCCGCTTCCGCGCCAATTGATTCGATAGAGTAACGATAGGTTGTACCGTCATAGGTGCTTACTACATCATCAAGCAGCTTGTCAGCCTTTCTTTCAAGTTCGTTAAGCCGGATTGTGTTCGCTTCATTCTCGCTTAAATTGGGTACACATAGATTCACTTCTGCAAAAGATTTCTTCCAATACTTTCCCGGCTGTTGTTTCTTCGTGTGGATGACAATCCTTTCGGACTTCAATTCACCCGTCAGCGTTTCACCATCAGGCACTATATCTATTCCGAAAGCCTTGCAGTCCCGATAGAGAATGTTTCCTATGTCGGTAGTTACTATCATTCCACAATCTCCCAATCTTCTGCAAATACATCACTGATAGACGGAACCCATGAATCAGCGCGTCCAGTATTCTCATTGTAAATAAGACACTGGCTTGTGTAGTCAATAAAGCCCTTGCCTTTCAGAATAAGGTCTTTTGCTGATTGCGGAATAGATTGCATCTTGGGGATGATGTCGCTTTCGATATGAGCTGGCACTTGTTTGAATACCATCAAACCTTTACCGTTCCAACCACTTCTACGAACAGCCCCACCTTGTTTTAACACTTCGATTGCATCACCGAAGCCCATTACGGATGAATCATCGGCTTTATCGTATGTTTTCTCAAAAATGTCCGGCTTGCAAGGATAAAAATCCCCGTTTACTCCTTTGATGATATAATCTCCATAGTTTGCAAGCATTTTGCCTTCAAGCGTTTCGATGTACACACCAAGATAAGGCTCATTGGTGTTGCCATTCTCGTCTATACCGAAATCGGGATTGTGTTTCGGTACGGGAGTTCCGCCCATAAAATCACATACAACATCGAAGTTGTCTGTTGTCAACCGAATGGCTTCAATTACTACTGGTTTCTTTCTGTATTTCATTTTTCAAATTCTTCTTTTAATCGTTTCTCCGCATATAAAGCGGCACTACTTAAAACATCAAATCCCTTAGATTCTACGAATGATGCGTATTCCGCTTCGTTTTTCAGTGTCAAACCATCTTTATCGACATCGTAATCATTGGACGTTCTCAAAGTGAGTGTGTGGTCTTGATAATCGCCATGTTCCTCCGCGTACTTCACGGCTTCATCGCCTACATCAATCATCTTCTTTTCGACCTCCCATTCTCCTTCATCGAAAAAGGAGTCGACATCTGAGAAATCGAAATCTACATCCATAATTCCGAGTAGTTAAAGTAGTTTGTACTCTTTACCGTGTAGACTTCGCCTTGACCTCTTACGCCATCACCATCCATGCAACGTACTTCATCACCAGCCTTGACAGTAATTCTTTTCTCACATACTACATGATAATTCGGACGATACACAGAGCCGTTATCAGATGAAAACTCTTTGGTAGTGTTATCATCACAACGGCACTTGCATACCTTCTGCCAGTATTCACCACCTGTTCCGGGAATAGGTCTGCCAAACTCATCCTTGTCCATCGGGGTGATAACTTTTACCTGCAATATGTGTGGAGCGAATATCATAAGAAAGTCACTTTAGGTTTGTTACCCAGTTCGTCTTTCAAACCGTACCGCTTGCACAGAAATGAATAGTAATCCTTAATGCCTTGAATGTTCCAAGACATAGAAAAACCGCTTTCGCTGATGGAAGTGGCACGAAGCAATAGAGAGGGGATGAACTTCGCAATTGCCACCGACACCCGTGTTTGGCAATCCTCGTTCATCTCACCCCCTCCGCTTATCTTTGCGTTCAGACATATATCGAAAAGGTCAGCCTCCGACAAGTTAACGCCGAAGGTCTGAAACTTCTGTAATATATAATCGTTTACTGTCATGCGTTCATCTCACTCAAATCGAAGTTCACAATCAGGTTCGGGTTCGCAATCTGCGGAATCCATTCGGCTGTGTATTCCAGATAGCGACCATTGCCGTCCTTGTAACCTGAAATCAGCATATCGCCATCTGCCTGAGTGTAATTACGTCCCGGTACACCATCCACAGCTTCATAAGGAGTGTGGAAGCGCATATAACCGATTTTATCCTGCGGAAGCAGGGAAATACGACCATCTGCATAAATGGGGATATTCTTACCTGTTTGGTCTACCACATAATCTTCCTTGATTTCAATAGCCGGAAGTCCGATACCTGTAAAAATGGTAGAAGCCAGTTGCGAGGTGATAAGCCCGGTAGACATATACATTTCATTGCCTGTAAGCTGCATTTTGAACTTATCTCCAAATTCACTTGAACCGATAATATTCTTGATGAATGTGCCACGGCTCATAATCATCTTGGGGAATGTGCCGTAAATAGATTTCAGCTCATTCAGTTTCTGCTGCAAGTAAGTGACGAAATAGTCTTTATCCTCTGTGTCCGGCTTGATAAACTTGAACGGCAAGTCGATGTTCAATAAGTCAATTCCTCCGGCATTGTCGTCCTTGTTCTTCACGCTTGCTGCTCCAGTCATCAACAGAGAGCCTACGATAATGTCCATACGCTTGTGTGGTGCCAGCAATACCTGACGGTAATCGTCATAGATGAAGTCCACGATGTCACGCATGGCAGCCTTCTGGTCTTCCGGTTTGGCAGCATTATACTTGTCTATCAAGTCCTGTAAATCAGACAAGCGGTCGATTGAGATTTGGTATCTATCACCCAAATAGGCGATTTCGCCATATCCCGAACCAATATTCCTACGTTCACGGATAGGCTTTTCACCATAACGGGAGTTGATGGAACCAGCCATCACGCCAGTAACCTGACCGATGTAGTCTTTAAATACACGAGTAGTAGTCCTACGGAAGCCCAAATACTGCTGCCAATAAATTGTGTCCTTTCTTGTCTTGAGGACACGCTGAATCACTGCATTTACAATGTTCGGGTCATTAAACAATGTATGAATAGTTAGCATCATATATTAGTCCTCCTTTCTTTATTTTGCCATTATACCTGCGTTTTTCAACGCTGTCAATAATCCGTTAAAGTTTTCTACCGACACAGTACCAGATGCATCATTCACTTTGGCTGCCTGCTTTACACCTCCAAGAGCAGAAGTCGTAGCTGCTGTTAAAGTATACTTGTTAGCTTGTGCTGCAACCCCATCCAATTTGGCTTTATCTTCCTTACTCATCAAACCGTCCTGACTAGAAGAAGCCTTAGGAATAGATACGGCTTCTTTTTCTTGTTTGACATCCAAAGCGTTAAACTGGAAGTGCGGCATATTCGCCTTGTCAATATCTGCGAAAGGCATTACCAGCTTGGTCGGTTCGATTTCAAACGCACGCACCAAAAGGGAAATCAATACTATGCCATCCTCTACCTGCTTCCTTTCATACAGAGCTGAATTTGCGATAACTTTGGGCGTTGTGCCGTCTGCGGCTGTCGCTTCGTAAAGAACTGTTCCAGCTTCTAGATTTTCTCCAAAGTCTGCCGCTAACGTCAGCTTATCAAAAGCTTTGTCAGCCTTGTCAATAGCGTTGATTGTCGCTCCATGCGCACCGTTACCCAAGTGCATACCTTTGTAAGCCAAAGAACGTTTCTTGATTTTCAATGTGGTATTGGAGCCTGTCGTAAACTTCTCATATACTTCCACACGGATAGCCACTTGGGATGTTTTCTTCACCAAGTCAGCTGCAATCGGTGTGAATGAGGGCAAGTACGAGCCGACAACGAGGTTGGTTGTGTCCAACTTATACGGACCTCTGCGTCTGCGTCCGGTTTCTACGTCGTAGCGTTCTTCCTGCTCAACTTCCGGTTCAAGATTATACTTAAATCCTGCTGCCATAAAATCACTGTTTTTGTTGTTCTACAATTTCTTTAGTGTCGTCTGCAATCATTTTCGCAAACGACTGAGTCTCATTCTCCAGTTCTTTTTTTGCTGTATCTGGAGGAACTACACCCTTAAAGCCGTCATTCGCAAACTCCTGCTTCAAGTCCTTGAAGTATGCGTCCAAGTCCTCATCGTCCTTAATGGCGCATCGTTTGGCGTAGTTTTCGGGAATACCATACTCCTTTGCCTTTGCCAAAATCTGCTGGCTACGTGTTGTTTGAGCCTTTTCCGTTTCTAACTGTGTTAGCTTATCAGAAAGGTTCTTGTTGGAGTCAATTAAAGCTTGCGCCCATGCAGGCACATCGTCTTTATTCTCTTCCGTTTTGGTGGTTGTGGTAGTCTCGATTGGCTTACCGTCTTTAAGGTTATGCCTCTTCTCGTAGTTAGTCACTGCCGTTTTTGAAGCATCCCCGGCACGGAAATCACCATAGGAATTAAGCACGTCCGAAAAACTGATACCCTCAACAATGGAGTTTACTTTTGTCTCGTCCGTTACACCCTCTGCCTTTTTGGTGGCAATGCGGGTAAGAATAGCAGTGTCCACCCCAGCGAATTTCTGTTGTAGCCCTGCCAAGATTTGTTCTAAGATTGTCATACCGTATGAATTTGATTTATAAATTTCTACGGTAAATTTCGTTATTTATAAAGAAGGTGAAAAATTATCAGATAGGTGATACACGACAATGAAACGATTGTCGTAAAATGGTATAAAAAAGGCGTGAAACCGAATGAATCACGCCTAAATATTCTTCTTATGAACTAATCAGAAACCCAACATCGCGGCTGGAGGTATATTCAGCACTCGACATAGCAACCTCGCAATTTTGAGGGTCGGTTCCGAACGTCCAGAAATATAGTCATTCACACGCGATGGACTTATTCCAATCTCACCAGCAAGTTGCTTTTGGCTCATCCCTTTCTCTTCAAGGGATAGCTCTATCAATTCCGCAACGGTCGGTTTTTCTATCGGATAATGTTCTTTTTCGTATGCTATCACAATGTCGGACATAACTGTAAGTTCCACCGCATTCTTATCGTTTGCAGGGGTATTATCATCAACCAATGGCAGAAGTTCCTCCACTCTCGCCAAAGCAAATTCATACTGTTCTTTCGTTACTTTATTCATACTTCTATCTCTTAAATGGTTGAACAATCTATCTTATCGTAATCTTTATGAGTACCAACCCAGCGAATGAAGACATACCCAATTGTAAACTTAACAACGACAACCAACCGATAGTTGTTGCCTCTGATATTGAATACATAGTGTTGGTTACCTACATAATCAACTGAAAGAAAATCCACTTTAATGTCTGATAGGTTCTTCCATTCAGCTTTTTCCGCTATATCATACCAACGTTCTAAAGCTATGCGTGAATCTTCATAGCCTTTCGTCTCGTAGAACTCTTTCAATTTTTTATGTGATACAATTCTCATATCTCATTTATTTGATGCAAAAATATGAATTAATTTTGAATTATAAAATTTTCCCAAGAAATATATTCTATAATATAGAATTTAGCAATAAAAAAGCGGAACTAAATTAGCTCCGCTCAATAGTACGATAAGAACATGAAGTAATGAATTATCCTTTGGAGTTAGGAGACGCTGCATTGTTATTCTTTGCTGCTTGTTCCTCTTTGATTTCTGCAAGTTCCTCTTCTACCCTATCAGCATTTCCGGCAAACATGATTCCCTCACGCGTTGACCAGATGCCACCACTGACAGCGGAAACGGCAGTAGTCACCTTATCATTCAAATCATCAATCAGCCTTTTCGTTTTTGATTTCAATTATCATTTTATCTGTTAAGTTACGTGATCGCAAACAATTTATCACTGAAACAATTAGCATTATGGCAGACGAAATAAAACCAAATACAAAAACAGCATACCAAATATCATGTGATACCCCTAAAAAGTCTTTATCGAAATTGCAAGTTAATAGACTTAATAAAATTGTTACAGATATACCAGCATAGCTAATCCAATCTCTAGTTTTCTTTATTCTATTTACAAACTTGCCAAATATCAACCTTAATTTATCTTCGGTGATAATTATTACATCTGATTTTGTATTAGAACAGACATTAGAAATAAATCCATTTTCTTGGGGTAAAAACTTATTTTCCATTTTGTTCCTCCATTTCTAACAAATAGAAATTAATTAATAAACTTTTGTTTTCACAGCCCAACAAATCAAAAACTCTATAATTCAAAAATAATTGTTTTTTTCTAAAGTTACCAATAAATATAGCTTCACTATTTCCTCCACCAAAAGAACCTATAAAATTTATCAACTTAATTTGTAGCTTTACGCCAGATTCAATATTAAATTTCAACAAGCCCTCCTTTTCATCTTTATTGGTTTCAAAAGCAAAGGAAATATATAAATCCTTATCACTTGGATCTTCTAAAGTGATATCTATAGGTTTTCCTTCAACTTGCGTAACAAAAATAGAATCTAATAATTCATATTTTCCACATTGTACTTTCATATTATTGCACTTTTAAATTACTTGCTAAATTCTTCACATCTTCCGCAGACTTCACCTCATGTACGATATCGCCTACCTTTACGAAGCCTACTATATCTCCAGTGTTTGACTTTTCAAATAGTTCAGTTACTGGGACACCCAAAGCATCGGCGATTTTTTCCAATGTACCAATAGTGGGGTTGCCATTAATTGCTTTTGATAGCCCAACTCGTGACAAGCCTATTTTTTCAGCGAGTTCAGTTTGATTGATTCCTGCCTCTTTACATAGTTCTAAAATTCTAAATCTCATATATGTATATATTTAGTTTACTCCCATTATTTATGGCAAAGTTACTCAAAGTTTTCATATTAGCTAAATAAGACAACTAAAAGTATTCTTTTTATAGTTTATTAACTATCTATATTTTGCCAATTGAATACTTATAGTTTGCTTTGCAATATCAAAATGATAACTAAAAGTATAATTTAAAACATATAAGAGTATGAGCACAAAATTTAAAAGTCAGATGAAAGAGGTAATGAGTTTAGCATGGCAGTTTGTTCGCAAGAACGGTTATTCAATGAGTGAAGCGTTAAAATGCGCATGGGCTAATTTGAAGCTGAAAGCGGCTTTGAAAGTAAAGATAGTAGAGTTCTACTTCAAAAAGACAGACGGCACGTTACGTCAAGCCTTTGGTACTCTCAAAGAGAATCTTATCGGTGAAACGAAAGGTACTGGCAGAAAGCCGAATGATAATCTGCAAGTGTATTGGGACACAGAGAAAGAAGAATACAGATGTTTCAAGAAGTGTAACCTTATTAAAATCGCATGACAATGAAAAAGAAAAGTATGGCAACAGTTGAGATTGAATGCTCAAATACACATTCAATACCAGTATTCAGCGACTTTTTAAGTGAAGTACAAAAGCGGTTTGATATTGAGAAAGAAGCTAAGAATGAATTATATTCTTTTATCATACAGATGGGGTTGTTAGACCAATTTAGAGAGTTTTCTCAGCATTATAGGGGCGTGAATCACCATGCTGCGTGTATTGATATGCTTGCAGTGTAGTTCTTAACACGATTATCCAAAGGCAGTCTTTGCACGACTTTAAAGGCTGCCTTTATTATTCACTCTTAAATGAAATAAGTATGGACGAAATTTGGAAAGACATTGAAGGGTACGAAGACGATTATCAAGTATCAAATTTAGGTAGGGTAAAATCCTTGCCAAAGAAATGCTGGAACGGTAAAGGATATTGGTTTAGAGATGGACGCATTTTAATACCCATAAAAAGCAAAAAGGGGTATTTGAATGTATGGTGCAGAAAGCGCATATTTAAAGTTCATCGCTTGGTCGCAAATGCTTTTATACCTAATCCGCAAAACCTACCACAAGTAAACCACATAGACGGTGATAAAACCAATAATTGCGTTACTAATCTTGAATGGGTTACTGATGGTGAAAACTTACTACACGCATATAGGGTTCTTGGTAGAAAGCAAAAGACTGGCAAAAACCACCATAATTCACGAGCTGTTCTACAATTAAAAGACGGCAAAATTATAAATTCATTTGATAGTTTGAATGAAGCGACACGCGCAACTGGTGCGCACCATTCGGGCATTTCAATGTGCTGTAATGGGAAAATAAAGAAGCACAAGGGCTATCAATGGAGATACAAAGAGGAGTGATTTCACTCCCCTTTCTTTATGCTTTGTTTCTGCATTTCAGCGTTTCTTTTTTCTTCTTGTTCTTCTTTTATCTCTGCGATTTCTTCTTCGATGCGGTCAATATTTCCAGCGAACATTACTCCATGTCGTTGCGACCATACACCACCCGATACAGCTTTTACAGCTACATTGACTTTATCTTCTAAATTGTCAAGGCGATACGGAACAACTTCTGTACTAATATCTATCGTTTCAGATGCTTTGTTAAATTCAGATGGATTTATAGAGCCTAAAGCAGAGACTATGAAGTTCACACGCCTTTGCAAGAACTCACCTATCACCTCGGCATGATTTTGAACTTGCAAATGTGTCGAAAGAAACACGTAATCGAAAGCCACTCCGGACAAGGCATTTCCAGCACCGCTCAACTTTTCAAAACTGATTTGTGGTGTATTCGTCATAGAATATGCTTTCTCAAAGAGGGTTTCTACCTCAAATTTTACGGTATCATTTGCCTGATTCCACGTTAGATACTGGGCATCCGCACCTTCACCTGTAAGTTTGACCATTCTATCCTTAACCTTACCCATGAAACCCTCTACATCTCCAATTAGCTTCAGCAGTGGGAAAAAATGGTAGTCTATACAATCAGCATAATTGGATAATAGTTTCTCCAACCGGACCCGAAAAGTCTTTATCTTCTTGCAATAAGGTTCAGGACGATAAGCATAGAGAACCGGTAGTTTTGGGAATCCATGAGCAAAAGGCGTTCTTTCTTCATACCCTTTAGACAAATCCCATTGATAAACCATTTTGTCCGTGATAGTCATAAAGCAGGTGACCTCCGAATCATCCATGAGCTTCTTTTTATACTCACGTGAGAAAGCAATCATTTTACCTTCGTCGTTAAAGAACGGGTATAGCTTATCACCTCTGAATGGAGACCATAACACGCTTTTCAGTTTCTTGGTGGGCTTGACCTTGCCACCGAACGTAGTCTTAACTTTCTTCCAAAACTTTGCCCAAAACGAATCATCATCGGTAACATACCAATATTCTGCCGCTTCTTGTTCGGAGAGCCAGGCACGGACAATCTTCTTGTTTTGGTATTTGATTTTGTTGGATTTAAATACAGCCTTTACCGCATCCAGCAGCTTCTTTTCATCATCATCAGTCGGAATGCAATCCATAGACGGTTCTGTGCCGACCGTGAAAGCAGTTTGAATGTTCACTATATCTTGTTCCAATGGAATAGAAATACGGTTCACCGGTTCAGTCTTATACTTTGCTTCGATTTCATAAGTCTTACCAGTTTTTTCATCGAAAACTTTTTCGGATTCCTTATCAAGTACTTTTCTGTCCGGATACTTTTCTTTATCCACAATGATTTCGTGGCGTTCCGGATTCCAATCATCCCAAAGTTTGCAACGGTCGGGAAGTTCAGTCTTCCTACCTTTCTTCAGATAGTTTATCTTCTGCCCGATGTCAGGCAATGCTAATATTTCTTCTAAATTCAATGGCATAGTTTATATTTTTAATGTGTGAATATTCCTGTTAAATCTTTCGGCTTCTGAATCTTACCAAGAAGCTCACCCAATACATAGTAACGTACAGCATCTATACAATTATGCACGAGAACCCCATTAGCAAAATATTCATGTTCACCTTCAATGGTCAAATCATATACCTCGCAATAGCTTTCACTTATTGTTTTTACGTCTGTTACTTGCTTGCAGTTTATGTGCGCATTCTTTTGAACAGCATTTGGGCTTAAGATACTTGTTCCCCATGAATGTGATTCCGCAGTATTGGCACACCATTTCTGTCGTACATTTAGGCGAGGTGTACTGCCATTTGTGATGGCATTTCTTTGAGCAAAATCGCTGATGAACATTTGTTGCTGTGAATCGTCCGCCACATTGCTCGCACACTCTCTCTTCGCTCTGTAATCGGGCAATTGCCTTAATTCTTCTTTGATTCCAATTTGATTTTGTATATGCGCCTTTTGTGTTAAGACCCATTCTGACAATATTGTCAATTTTCTCCGGATGTAGCCTATTATGTTCACTTCTTGAAACCGCTTCAAGGTTTTCAATCGAGTTATTGAGCGGATTGTGGTCAATGTGGTGGATAATCTTTCCATTCGGAATTTCCCCATGATAGAATTTGTAAACGGCATGATGCAGCATCTCGCTCTGTTTGTTTCCGTGTCCAAATTTCCAATAGTAATAATTGGGGTGTTTCCCATTTGGATACCGTTTGTACACTCTCCCGTTAAATTCGATAGAACAAACAACTTGTCCCCTTTTGTTAATTTTCCGTACTTCTTCCATTTTCCGTTTGCGTTAAATTTATGTTCTAAGGTAGCAAAAAATGTTCGTTTTTCAAAGCCTATAAAGACTTCTTTTTCAATTACTTTTCTTACTCCGTTATTGTGTTTCTTAAGCACTTTTTTATAACCATTTCGTGTAAGAACATAATCCCCGACCCGAATATCCTTGATAGGAATATCGCCATTTATGGTAGTAATCAGTGTGTCTCCACGAAAGCAGTGGTTGTTTGCATCCACTGGAGTGTTTATATACCTTCCGTCTTTATCTTTATCCCATACATAATTCCTCAGCTCATTTTGCAGGTTGTATGAACGCTTGGTTACGAAAATTTCAAGACTTTGCATTTTGTCAATTCCTGCATTGATTGATCCAGCACCTTTTTCGACGGCATATATCCTTATTCCCCCGTTATGGATTTCTTGTATCAATCTCGGATCTGCGCTATCGGCAATAGTTTTCATGCCCCAGGGTCTAAGCGATTTGACTATATCGGTTGAAAGCAATCCGGTTCGGTAATCTACTTCGTCAAGATATAGTCTATTATCCCATATTCCGCACCTAACTATCGCTGTGGGGTCCATGCTATACCCAAAGTCCAGCCCTATGCCAACTTTTTTGCATTCAGCCGGGAACTCGTCAACAATTCCCCACTTCTTGAACACAGCACCTTCTGCAACGTCAGCCCACCGGCCGATAACCACATGAGCATACTTTTCAGGATTACTCACCTTCATATCTTCCACCTCTTTCAGGAACTCAGGAGAAAGGTTATCCAAGTTATCAAAATACGTAGTATGGATATGGAGCACATTCGGATGAGTGGAAATCTGAACCTGCACACCGTCAATTTCTACCAGCTTGTGAGTTTTCTCAATGTATTTCTTGTAGATGAAGTGATTGGAATCGCATGGGTTCATTATAATGATAATCCGGTTCTGAATACCCTTCTTGCGAATGGAGAGCATTATCTTGTCGAACTCATCTTCGCTTGTCCACTCTTCCGCTTCATCGCAGACAAAAGTCGTAATGCCTTGAATGGATTTCAGTTTTGCTGTCTGGTTTCCGGAAGAAGTCTTGATACCCCGAAACATGATACGGCTCTTAGTCATCTTATTGACTATGTCCGTCTTTGTGGTCTTGAAATATTTCGTGGTACCGTCCAAATCTATCTTCTCCATCATTTCGGGGATGATAGACATACCGGCAGAAACCATCGTGTAACGGGTGTAAAGAATCTGATGAACTATTTTCTCTACGGGAGTCATTTCAAAAGTCAACCGCTCAATAAAGGTAGAAGCATTGAAAGACTTTCCCGAACCACGCCCACCGGTAATAAGAATTATAAATTTTTCCTTATCCTCGTATAATGGATGGTAAATTTCTTGAGGTACTATCATTTCAGCTTGTCTTTAATCCAAGAATCAATGTTGATGCCATGCTCTATGTCTGTTGGAATATATGCATCATCTTCAGCTCTTGGAGCCGGTCTATTCCATTGTTCGGGCTTACGGTTTTTGAGCCAGAAAATACCAGCTGTTGTATCAGGTGGTACTTCTTGGTCTAATTCCACAATCTCTACCCGTTCTTTCTCGCATCTGCGACCTTCTTCATCGAAAAACACATCTTTCACCTTAATAGCCTGTTGAACTTTTACCTTCATCCCCATAGCCTTACGATAAATCTTGCTTTCAATGGCAAAATCAATGGGCGCACGCCCATTTTTTAATGCTTTAGATAATTGTAGATACTAATTGAAAAGTGCGCTGTATTCTAATTGAAAAGAGCTCCATCCATAACTTGTTACAAAATTACTATAAGTTTAAAATATTCATT